CTTGAATCTTTTAGAATCGCCCTCTATAGTGATGATGTTGTTGTCGCTATTCCTAGTCCCGGTGAACCCTGGGCCTCAGAAATGGAGTCCTTGTTTCCCCGAGATGATCCTGGTAAATTCTATAGACCGTGGTTGAAGGAGAATTTTGGCTGGGAAACTAAGTTTTTCGTGTCTGACGATGCCCCCCATCTCGACGCGATAGTTTTTCTTGGTTTTAATCCAGTTCCGCACCCAACAATTCCGGGACATTACTTGCCTCGGTGGAAACGGGAGCGCATTATGACGCCCTTCTTTCGTTGCTACGAAGGTCGGGCTGATGCCGCGCAACTGTCCACGCTGAGGTCGGTTCTTGTGATGTCCTATGCGGACCCGACATTGCATGCAGTGCTCGCGAGAGCCTACTCTGAAGTTCTGTACAGTCTCCGTACTAGTGTCGATCCTGTGATTAGTGCAGCCGTCAAGTTCGGCGTTCCCAACGCCGCACAGATGGATTGCCTTTTCACGAACTTAGAGTCTGGTGCACACCCTTTTCTCGAAGAGGGGTTGACCGAATTTTTTCCCCGCTTCGATGGGAGGTTGGAGGTAGAAAAGAGTGTGCTTGGGAAACCAAGCCGTGTAAAACTGCAAGCAGTAATGTCGGAACATGTCGGAAAGGTCCAAGAAGGAGGCCAATCCGAAGGCAAGCGAATCATCGGCAAAGCAAAACAACTCCGGGCGGAAATTAAAAAAGCCGTCAAAGGAGGAGGTGCGAACCCTATTAAAGCACCTCCTCCCACTCCTCGAGAAGGAGGAGGCGGAGGTAATGCAAATGCCAAAGGAGGAAAGAAAGGAGGCGGAGTCGTGGATGGACTGGGGCCTCAACATGGTCAAGGAGTGGGGACCAACTCTGATGGAGGTGGCGCCCATGCTGTTCGGCCTGTTTTGAGCCCAAAAGTTCAACCGAGCGTGGCCGTGCCGAAGAAGAAACCGGCTGGTCTCGCTCGTGCCTTGGCTATTCCCCTACTGAAGACGACTTCTACTGGAAACAAGATCGCGATTGGCACTCTACATCGCACTACTGGCA